ATGAATCGGAAGCTGCAGCTCAAGCTGATGTTGATAATCCAGGGACATCTACAACAGCTGAGAAAATAAGAAGAGATGTAAAAGTATTTGCTCCTTCTTTAGCAGACATGTTAGGCGAAACGCCTGAGTAATTAAGCACTACAAGTTTCACATTCCATTTCAGAATCTAAACCAGTGACCATTACTTCAGTGTCAGAGTTATATGGTTTACCCTCAATCACAGAATGGCAACTACAACCCTTTAAATGTTCTGATAATGTTTTTTCTATTTTTTCTTTTTCTCTTTCCACTGCTAAGCAAGGGTAGCTATAGCCTTCAATACTTCTTGATTTTCCATAATATCTCCTTGATTTGTAATTTTTGGGTGAGATCTAATTTAAACATGTGTACAGAATATATCAAGCAATCTTTTTATAATTGTTTTCTTGACAGCAAATTTATGTTATGAAAGAGCCAGAAAAAAGAATGGAAGAAGTGAATTATTTAAAAAGTTTAAACTATAAAAAATCGAACTATGAAGGGGTAAAAGTTTTTTATGGGGATGGTGTTAGAGCGATAAGTGTTAAACCAAAATTTTCAATAAATCTAACCCCTGGTTCTTTAGTTCTTTTTACAAAGAAAAAAACACAAGAATATATAAAACATAATTTAGATTTTAATCAACCTGCTGAAATTGTAAATAAGACAGGACATAAAATTTATCTTAAATTAAAAGATGCAATTTTATCTAATGAAAAGATAGGTGATTTAACTTATTTTGTTAATCCTGGAAAAGATCCAAATGATTAAATACCCCTTAACTTGTGTAGATAATTTTTTTGATAATCCTGCTTCAATAGTTAATTATGCTAATAGCTTATCTTATACGTATGACACTGAAGGAAGATGGCCAGGATACAGAAGTGAGCAACTTCATATCATTAATCCTGATTTTTTTTCATATATTTGTATAAAATATTTAAGGATTCATCATACCGTGGAAGATTTAAAGGATCTTTATTATAAAGCAAATGCCTCTTTTCAAATAGTCAATACCAAATACACTGAAGGGTGGATTCATACTGATTATCCTATTGCACATACCTTTATTATATATCTTTCTACTTTAGCTGATCTAAACTCAGGAACGTCTTTTTATGAACTTAAAGACGGTGCAAAAACAATACCAAACGTTTATTCTGAAGCTAAAAAAACGTATTATAATAAAATTAGAGAAAATGTTCCTTTTACAAAAGACGAAGAAAAATATTTTAAAAAAATACATAAATTAAATAATTCTCTTTTTTACGAAACTGCTTCTTTTAAAAATGTTTTTAATAGATGCATTGGTTTTGACGGTCATATGTGGCATGGAGCAGGAAAATTTGAAACAAACATTAACCAAGATAGATTAACATTAATTGTTTTTTTTGAAGATATATCTTCAAATACAACAGGACTTCAACGAAGTTATTCCACGCCTTTTACACACATGAGTTCTAGATGAAAACTTTTCAATATAACATAGATGGAATATTTCCGACACCTGTTTACTATTCGTTTGATGTAAAGAAATTTACTAAAAGTGAATTAAGCGCTGTAGAAAAACACAGAAAAAATACGTACGGAAATGTTGGAAATATTACCAGCAAAAACACTTATGTTTTAGACACAAAACCTTTTAAACAAATAAAAAATATTTTACTTAGTCATGTGAATGAGTATTTTAGACAAATTTATATTCCTAAAAACAAAGATTTAAAATTATATATTACGCAGTCTTGGTT